CGGGCGAACTCTACGCCATGCCCGCGGCGACGCAGGCGCTGCTGGAGGACTCCTATTCGGATATCGATGCCTGGCTCGCCGATGAAGTGGAGAATGCCTTCGCCGCGCAGGAATCGGCGGCCTTCGTCACCGGCAATGGCACGAACAAGCCAAAAGGCTTCCTCGACTATGACATCGTCGCCGAGGGCAGCCATGTCTGGGGCAAGGTCGGCTCCGTCGCGGGGGACTTCGGCGCCGCCAATGCCGCCGACCAGCTGATCGACCTGATCTACACGCCGAAATCGCAGTTCCGTGCCAATGGCCGGTTCGTGATGAACCGGCGCACGGTGGCTGCCGTCCGCAAGCTGAAGGATGGTGACGGGCGTTATCTCTGGCAGCCGGGCACGGGCGGGGACCCGGCCACGATCCTCGGCTATCCGGTCACGGAGGTCGAAGACATGCCGGACATCGGCACGGGCAACGCGGCCATCGCCTTCGGGGATTTCCGCCGCTTTTACCTGATCGCCGACCGGCAGGGCGCGCGCGTGCTGCGCGATCCGTTCAGCGCCAAGCCCTACGTCCTCTTCTACACGACCAAGCGTGTGGGCGGCGGCGTGCAGAACTTCGACGCCGCGAAGGTGATGGTCTTCTAATAGAGGATACTCCAAGCAATTCGGCCAACTAGCCAAACTACGCTGCCTACTGGACCTGCCCACTTCAACCAACGAGGTGGATCCGAAGGAAATCTGGGAGGGACAACTGACATAAAAATCTCCACCCGTTGAACGCGGGACTTAGCTACGAGTTTTTCTGTCAGTCCCACAAATATGGAACTCTTTTGAGCCAGTTCAAGGCCGTGATCTGGGGATTTTCTCTGTGGGTCCGAAGGCGGCGTTTCCCAAAATCCAAAACCATAAGGAAACCAACATGTTTGAATCTGTCATTGTCTCGATCATTCGCCAGGCCGCGCTGCTGACCAAGGCGCAGCAGGACGAGTTCACCACGAAAGTGGCCGAAGCCGTCGCCACCCTGATCAATTCGACCGAGACCGAAATCGACGACGAACTGATCCGCAGCATTGGCCTGCCGATCGGCTCGGCGGTGGTCGAGAAGCTGGGAACGCTGGTCTAACCGGCACCGTATCGCCGCTTCGCCCTGCGGGGCGGGGCGGCAGACGGCGCAGGACCACAAGCAACGCGCAGGCGCAGGCGCGCCGCCGAAAGGCGGCAACAGCGCAGAGCAAGGAAAACAAAATGACACAACTGACGGTGATCACACCGCCAGCGGGGGCGGCTTTGTCTCTGGCTGCGGCGAAAGAGTATCTCCGCATCGGGCATGATGGGGAGGATGCGCTGGTCTCCGCGCTGATCCCGGCGGCCGAGGCGCGGCTGGAAACGGCCGGGGGCCTCGCGCTGGTGACGCGGACGCTGAAGCGCGGCTGGGAGGGCTGGCCCGCGGGCATGCGCCGGGGCGGCGTGCGCCTGTTGCCTGCGCCTGCAACGGCGCTGGTGGCGGTGGAGATCGTGAATGCAGAAGGCGGGACGGAGACCGTCACCACGCGCTTCGTGTTGCAAGGCGGGCGGCTGATGCTGAAACCCTTCGTGGCCTTGCCATCCGTCCCGCTCGGCGGGCGCGTCGAGGTGACGTTCGTCGCGGGTTATGGCGCGGCGGCGGATGTGCCGGCGGATCTGGTGCAGGCGCTGAAGCGGCTGGTGCTGGTGGCCTATCAGCGCGGCGAGGGCGCAGACCTGCCGGAAGATGTCGCGGCCATTCTGAACACCCGCACCGAGGTGCGGCTGTGAGCGGGCGGGCGGAGGAGGCCGTGCAGGCGGCGCTGATGGCGCTGCTGCGCGCCGATGCGGGCGTGAAGTCCGTGTTCGGAACGCCCGCCCGCGTGCTGGATGCGGAGAGCGAGGAACCGCTCTACCCCTACGCGCTGATCGACCGGCACGAGACGAGCCCTGCCGGGGCGAGCCTGGTGGACGGGCTGGAGCACCGGATCACGCTCGCCTGCTATTCCCGCGACTATGGCGTGCGCGGCGCGAAGGAATGCCTCTCGGCCCTGCGTGCAGCGGTCGAGAGTGCGGTCTGGGCTGTTGAAGGCCAGCACGTCGTGCTGTCGCAGGTCGTCTTCGCCGACGCCATGCGCACGCCGGACAAGCGCGCCTTTCGCGGCGTGGTGCGAATACGGATCATCTCAGAGGAGGCGGCCTGATGGCAGGGCAGAAAGGCAGGGACATCCTGCTGAAGATTTCAGACGGGGCCGGCGCTTACGTCACGCTGGCAGGCATCCGCGCAAGCCGGATCCAGCTGTCGGCCGCCCTGGTGGATGCCACCAGCGCCGACAGCCCGGAGGCGTGGCGCGAACTGCTCGCCGGGGCGGGCGCGAAGACGGCGAAGGTCACCGGCCGGGGCGTGTTCAAGGACGCGGCCAGCGATGCGCGCATGCGGGCCGTCTTCTTCGCGGGCGAGACGCCGGACTGGCAGTTCATCCTGCCGGATTTTGGCACGCTGGCGGGCGCGTTCCAGGTCAGCGAACTCAGCTGGAGCGGCGCGCATGACGGCGAGGCAGAATTCTCCGTCACGCTGGAAAGCGCAGGGCTGGTGAGCTTCGAGGCGATACCATGAACGCGGCGCGGGGCGAGACCAGCCTGACGATCGGCGGGACTGAGCGGCGCCTCTGCCTGACGCTCGGCGCACTGGCGGAGATCGAGGCGGCCTTCGGCTGCAAGCGGATGAGTGAGCTGGACGCGCGGTTGCGCAGCCTTTCCGCCGCAGACCTGACGCTTGTGCTGGCGGCCCTGTTGCGGGGCGGCGGGGAGGAGGAGGCCGCCGCGCGCCTCGGCAGTGCGGACGTCTCCCCCGGCGCGGCGGCGCGGGCGGTGGCGGAGGCGTTCCGGCTGGGGCTGGCGGCGTAATGTTTCCGTGGCGGGACATGCTGCGCGCGGCGCTGTCGGCCGGGATCACGCCGGACGCGTTCTGGCGCCTGTCCCTGGGCGAGTGGCGCTGGCTGGCCGGTGAGCGCGGCGAGGCGATGAGCCGGGCACAGCTCGCGGCGCTGATGGGGGCATATCCGGATGGAGAAGAGGAATGAATAATTTCGAACAGGATCTCGCCTCGGCGGCCGATGCGCTGCAGGCATTGGCGGACGGGCCGGGCGCAGAGGCGGCGAGTGCGCTGGAGGCAGCCTTCGGACAGGCAGGCGCGCGCATTGAAGCGACGCTGACGCAGGCGGCCCGTAGCGGCGAGCTGGATTTCCAGCGCATGGCCGATGCCATTCTGCGCGACATTGCGCGGGTGGCCGCCGAGGCTGTGTTCAATGGCGGGCAGTCCTCCTCCGCGCTTAACGTCAACATGAACTTTGCGCAGGGGACGGAACAGTCCGCTGTGACCGGGCGCAATGCCATCGGCGCCGTGCTGGCGCGTCTGGTCAGCCAGGGAGGGCGGTTCCTGTGAGCCTCAGCAATTTCCATGAAGTGAGCTTCCCCGTACCGCTGGCACTGGCGGCAAGCGGCGGGCCGGAGCGGAAGACCGAAGTCGTCACGCTGGCAAGTGGGGCGGAGGCGCGCAATGCCCTGTGGGCAGGCTCTCGCAGGCGGTGGGATGTGGGCAGCGCGGTGACGCGGCTGGACACGCTGCAGACCGTGGTTGCCTTTTTCGAGGCGCGCGGCGGGCGGCTCTCCGGCTTCCGCTTCCGCGATGCGCTGGATGACCGCAGCTGCGCCCCTGGTGGCACTGTGGCGGCGACCGACCAAGTGATCGGGGCGGGCGATGGGGCAACCACGGCATACCAGCTGGTCAAGGCCTACGGCCCCTATTCGCGGCGCATCCTGAAGCCCGTGGTGGAGAGTGTGCTTGTGGCTGTGGACGGCGTGGCTGTTACGGCCAGCGTGGCCGCCACCACCGGCGTGGTGACATTGGCAGACGCGCCCGCAGAAGGTGCGGTGATCTCGGCGGGCTACCGGTTCGATTGCCCGGTACGGTTCGATACCGACCGGCTGGAGGTCAACCTTGAAGCCTTTGGCGCTGGGCGTGTGCTGAGCATTCCGCTGATCGAACTGGTGGGGTGACCCATGCGGTTGATGACAAGTGAATTTGCGGCGCGGCTGGAAAGCGGCGCGACGACGACGTGCCTCTGTTGGCGGCTGACGCGCGGCGACGGCTTCGTACTGGCGGCGACCGAGCATGACCGGGTCCTTGAGGTGGACGGCGTGATTTACCAGCCGGGCGGCGCGCTCAGCGCGGGCAGCTTCACGCAGGGCGCGGGGCTGCAGCCGGGGCAGGCCGCAGCAGGCGGCGTGCTGGCCGATGACGCGATCACGGAAGCCGATCTTGCCGCAGGTCGGTGGGATGGCGCGCGTGTCGATGTGCTGCGCGTGGACTGGGAGCGGCCGGACCTGTTCGTGACCGTCTGGAGCGGGCGGCTCAGCGAAGTGACGCGCGGGCCCGGCGGGTTCGAGGCAGAGTTGGTGTCGCTGAAGGCGGATCTGGAACGGCCTGTGGGGCGGGTCTATGCGCGGGCCTGCGATGCGGTGCTCGGCGATGCGCGGTGCGGCGTCGAGACGGGCGCTTTTCCGGGCCTCGCTTGTGACCAGCGGTTCGCGACCTGCCGGGACGTATTCGGCAATCAGGAAAATTTCCGGGGCTTCCCGCATCTTCCGGGAGCGGAGTTCGTGCTGGAAGGCCCGGCAGCGACAGGCAATAATGGGGGCAAGCGATGACACGATCAGATGTGGTGGCCGCCGCGCGCGGCTGGATCGGCACGCCTTACCGGCATCAGGCGAGCCTGAAGGGCGCGGGCTGTGACTGCCTCGGCCTGGTGCGCGGCGTCTGGCGGGAACTGGTGGGGCCGGAGCCGGAAGCGGCGCCCGCCTATTCGCCGGACTGGGCCGAGGCGCTGGGCGAGGAAACGCTCATGCAGGCGGCGCGGCGGCATCTGCTGGAAGTGCCGGTCGGGGCAGCGGGTGCGGGCGACGTGCTGCTCTTCCGCATGGCGGCGGGCGTGCCGGTGAAACACTGCGGCATTGCCACCGGCGAAGGTACGCTGGTGCATGCCTATTGGGGCCGCACAGCGGTGGAGACGCGTCTGGTGCCGTGGTGGCAGCGGCGCGTTGTGGCGGTGTTCCGCTTTCCGGGCTTGGAGGACTAGGCATGGCGCAGATCGTATTGGCGCAGGCCGGGGCGGCGCTGGGGCGCAGCTTGCTGCCGCAGGGGCTGAAATTCCTCGGCACGCAGGTGGCGGGCGCCGCGATTGGCCGGGCGGTCGGGGGGCTGGCGGGCAGCCTGATCGATGCACGGCTGGCGCCGCCTGTGGAAGGCCCGCGTGTGAAGACGCTGCCGGTGATGGAATCGCGCGAAGGCGTCGGCATCCCATCCGTCTATGGGCGGATGCGGGTGGCCGGGCAGGTGATCTGGGCCTCGCGGTTCCGGGAACATCGCACGACGCAGTCCAGCGGCAGCAAGGGCGGCCCCCGCGTGACGACCTATGACTATACGGTGAGTATCGCTGTGGCATTGGGTGAAGGCCCGGTTCTGGCGGTGCAGCGCGCCTGGGCGAATGGCGCGCCGTTCGACCTGTCGCAGGTGACGCATCGCCTGTATCGCGGGGAGGAAACGCAAGTGCCCGATCCGCTGATCGAGATGATCGAGGGCGCGGCGCCTGCCTATCGCGGTACGGCCTATATCGTGTTCGAGGATCTGCCGCTGGACGATTTCGGCAACCGCATTCCGCAGCTGAGTTTCGAGATCGTCCGTGTGCCGCCGGGCAGTGATGCGCCGGGGCTGGACGCTTCGGTGACGGGGGTGAACATCATCCCGGCGTCCGGCGAGTTCGTCTATGCGACGGAGATCGTGCGGGAGCGTCTGCGCCGGGGGCAGGAGCGGGCGCTGAACGCAAATTCCGGCGAGGCACGGGCGGATTTCCTCGTCTCGCTGGACCAGCTGGAGGCGGACCTGCCGCGCGTGAACCGGACCGCGCTGACGGTTGGCTGGTTCGGCACGGATGTCGCGGCGGGGACCTGCCAGATCCATCCGGGCGTGGAGACGCGGGAACGGGTGACCGTGCCGCAGGGCTGGCGCGTTGCGGGACTGGACCGCGCTGGCGCTTATCTCGTCTCGCGCGATGAGGAAGACCGGCCAAACTATGGCGGCACGCCGTCCGATGCCTGCGTGAAGCAGGCGATTTCGGAGATGACCGCGCGGGGGCTAGCAGTCACCTTCTCGCCCTTCCTGTTCATGGACAGCGAGGGCTTCCCATGGCGCGGGCGGATCGGTGTGAGCGCGGACGGCACGGCGGCGGCGCGTAGCGAGATCGGAGCGTTCGTGAACGGAGCGGCGGGGTTCCGGCGGTTCATCCTGCACTATGCCAATCTGTGCGCGGAAGCGGGCGGCGTGGAGGCGTTCCTGATCGGCAGCGAGATGGTCGGGCTGACCCGCGTACGGGATGAGACGGGCGCGTTCCCGTTCGTGGAGGCGCTGGTGTCGCTGGCAGCCGAAGTGAAGGCGATCCTGCCGGGGGCAAAGGTGTCCTATGCCGCGGACTGGACGGAGTATGGCGCTTATGTGCCGGGCGACGGCAGCGGCGATGTCCTGTTCCCACTGGATGATCTGTGGGCGAGCCCGGACGTGGATTTCATCGGTATCGACTGGTATCCGCCCATGGGCGACTGGCGCAGCGGGACGGATCACCTCGACGCGCTGGCGGGCTATGCCGGGCC